ACAAAAAACCTCCCGTCACCGAGAGGCTTTCAGTCACCGGAAAGTTTATCTACCTATCCCAATAGTCGTAATCCAAATATGATGGCGTGTACCATCTGGAGCTGTAACTATATCTCGGAGAGTAATAACTCGTGTTGTATCCATATCCGTTGGAATATGACGGGCCTGTGTATGAGTAGTTGTCATACGTGTAGGCATTGGCTCTTGATCGGGAGTAGCCGTTCACATACGTGCCGTTAGATCGGTAATAGCCACTCACCCAGACGAAGATAAACACGGAGAAAAGAATTGAGAAAAGATGTTTCGTAAGTATCACCACCCCTCTGTCATGGACTGGTTAGTAATTGAGGGGATTATAGCACTCATCCATTAAAACATAATTAGCGAGCAAACGGAATCATGCCCATGCCGATCAAGTCTTTAATTGAGGTGGTGAGTCATTCAGTCTTTGGTAGTTTCCCTACACTATTTTGTAATACCAATCTCCAATCACCTGTATCTTGTGACACTCTCCATGCTGGTGTAGTCACTATCCTGAGTTGGTGTTCCTCACAAATCTTCTCGTAAGCAGCTACAAAATTCTTTGCTCTCTGCTCGTCATTTTTAACTTCAACTTTGGGCTGAACGGTTGTGTTCTCTCCCATAGATTTCTCTCCTATTACTTAATAATTTCTTTGACTACTTCAACTGGTTTAGCTATATCAGCTACTTTAACGGGAACTACCTTACTCACATCAGCAGTCGCTTTAACGTCCTCATCTACTGCACCGACTGTTAAACGGTTAAACATCTCAGCTAAAACTGGTGAAACACTGTAAAGCGTCTTATAGATTTCTTCACTGGTAAGCATCGTGTCGGTAGGCTCGCCAATCACCTGCTCCTCTTTCGGCTCCAAGGCTTTCTTTAACACCTCTGCCGCTTGTTGCACCAAGACATGGGATTTCCTGTCTAGCGGGGCTTGAGCAGATGCGTGATCGAGTAGTTGTAAAGCCTGTTGGGGGGTCATGAAATGGTTATCTCCGTTTCGGCAGCAGTCTCAGCCGTAACTTTTGCTGATTCTACAGCCTGATTTCGTTCAAATGACTTAACCGAGTTCTTAATAAAGCGAATTATCACCTTTCTGGAGAATTGTGATTTGGTTTCTGGATTAGTATAGGGTTGGTTATTTTCATCCAGTAATTGATCGCGGTAGCCGTTGTCGTAAGCGACTCCTGCTATCACCCTAGTTAAGATATTGTCGGGAATGTTAATAGTAATTTGTGCCATTTTGTCTCCTTATGATAATGTTAATGTGGTGCTTCTCACGGTTCCATCTGAGCCTTTTAGTTTTAATGTGAGGGTTGTGTTATTGGTGGCCTCAATCACTACATCCCCATTATCAACTGGAGTTACTGAGTTTCCAGGAGTAAAACCTATTGCTCCATTAACATCAAGTTTGTAGTCAGGGACTGATTCGCCAATACCCACCCTGTCGGCACTCGCATCAACAAAAATTAAATTAGCATCGGTATCGCCCTCTATCCGGAAATCTCTATCTGGATCGCCTGGGTCATTAAAAACAACATCCCCCCCACCCTGAGCGTCTATGATATGAACAATGCTTCCATGTGGAGTGTCGCGAAACTGAATGTTCGCAATTAGTTGGAAAGTGTTTGACCCAGACTCCATAACTGCCTTGTTATATTGTGGACCGCTAAAGTCGGCGTTCTGCCAAACTGACCAATAGAGGTCTGTTCCAGCACCCTCCACATCCATCGCCCCACCAAAGCGATAACGAAAAGACTTGGTCGGGGTTTCGGCATCTCTAAATCTAAAAGTCCCGACAATATCAAAATTTGAGAGTGGATTGTTAGTGTTTACGCCTATCATGCCCGCATTTGCCCCACTAAAAAAAGCAGTCCCATTTAAATAAATCTTATCCACATACGCATTCGCCCAATACTTACTACTTGAGCCTAAATCATCAGTTGAGTCTGTGTCGGAGATTAGTGACGTGTTGATAGCAACGGAAGCGAGGTTGTCTAGGGCTGTGGAAGCTCCAGATCCTGACCCCGCAGATAAAGATGTAGTTCCATCTCCATTATCAGTTAAAGTTCCATTTGTAACTTTTAACTTATAAGGAAATGTGCTTGGCGACCCATCTTCTTCAACAATATTTAATCTTGATTTAGTTATAGCCATATTACGTAAAGTACGTGTAGCGTACTCCCTCTCCATTAACTAATGAATCTATATATATATCAGCTAGATTATCAATTTCCAGTTCAAACACATCACCTGGATATAGCACTACTCCCGTTCCAGTGGCAATGGTGGCATCTACCCCTGTTGCTCCAACCGCAATCAGGCTTGTATTGTCTGTTTGAGCTTGAATGGTAACTCTTTTACAAGCTGTGGATGCAGCAAGAGCCACATCTGTTCCAGCGGTGGTTACAGTTTTCACTCCGTGTCCAATACCAGTTATGGCATGGTCAACCTTTCCAATCTCATTGGTGCCAGCAGGTAACGCCCCAACCACATCGACCTGCATCTCGTTTCCTGAGATAGCGTTGTCGATAGTTTCAACAGCGGTTTTAATAGCGGCTGAATTGGTTTCGGTGATAGCTCCTGAAGTTACCGTAACATCATTGTTTGCACCAAGATCGACAGTAAGAGAACCTGACACTGGTTGAGTCACTCCTGAACCATCCACCTTGAGGGCAGTCATGGATGCAATACCTTGCACCGTTAAGACATCGGTTGAGGCAGTTCCTGCGGTTCCCAGAGCTGGTTGTTTGGCGGCAGTTGAAGCTCCAGTGGGTAGGGCAGATGAAACCACATCGACTTGCATCTCTGTTCCAGAGACTGCGCCAGCTAGGGTTGAAGTGTCGGCATCAATTGTCCCAAGTAAGGTTTCCACTCCATCAACATGACCAATGAGTGTGTCTTGTTTGGTACTTGTAGCAAAGCCTGTAATAGCAGCAGGTGGAGTCAGGGTAGTAATTTGCGCTGCTGGTAATACAACGGGTACAGAGGCGGCTGCCAGGGCTTGACCTAGTGCTGGTAGCTTGCCATCAATTGAGGTGGTGTCACCTGCGATCGTGCCCGTATCTGCGGCTATAGCATCTAAGACAGCATTGTCGGTAGCACTTAAATTAGCGGTAACTGTTCCAGTAATGTCATTATCTGCGCCAAGGTCTACTTTTAGTCCTGCGGTTGCATCTACTGGTGCTACGCCTGCATTAGTCGCTGGATCACCAATAACGACAACTTGTCGGTGATTTCCATTCGTGGCTTCTGTTCTGGTGTCGATTGCTGTTCCAGAGCCAGCGGTTATTGCTATTGTAGAATCTGCCATATTTCTCCTTTTACGTTAAGCTAACTCGAACCGTGGTATCTTCTTTAGTCCGATATGATAATTGATATGCCGTAGTCGCTCCGTCTCCTGGTTGTGTGAGGGTAAGCAATAAACCATACGCCTCACCAGATCCTGCCCCGCCTCCAGTAAATGTCCTTAGTATCCAGGCTGTTTCTTGAGTTGGGCTTGCCGGGTCGCTATCAAGTTGAGGTATGTTTGTCCCAAATCCACCAGTACCGTCATAATCAAGATTGTTAGTGAAAGGATTAAATCTAGTTCCCATAATTAAAATGCCTGGGAATATGTCCCATAGGTTAATGATCCATAAGCGGCCCATGCCGTTGCGTAATCTGTGTACGATGTATTGTTTTTTGCCGATGCATAGCGGAATGACTTGGCATTGTTGGCTTGGTTAATCTGCATTATGTACCAGTCGCCGTCAGCGTCTTCTCGGCCAATGTAGTAAATAGTTTCAGAATCATCGGTGATGTCATTGACTCGGTACATTGCTAGTGCATCAGCGGTAACGCGTTTCAAACCACCAACGGCCACGTTGTCAGCGTTTAGAGCCAAAGGATCGTAAGCCAATAACTCGGTGACTTGAACCTGAAACTCACCATCAAATGAGGTGTTGGCAATGTGGGTTTGACTATATATCTTGTCGTTACGACCAGAATTTATTGCCATACGCTTCGAGCCTCCATTTCATCGAATATGATGCGGTTCATGTCCTTGCTTGATGGTTGTTTGGCAAGTTTCATAAACAAGGCACGTTTCTCTTGAGGGTTTGAGATAAATGAGAGTTGCTTCCATGCCTTAACCACGCCACCGATGCGGTCAAGCACGACTTGTGGATCAGCGTTGTCTGCCAATCCCATTTCATACTTGAGCGAGTCCAGCGTTTGCTTGAAATTACCAAAGGTTGATTCGATACCCTTGGCCTTCATAATGTCTTTGACATACTTTTTAACCTCTTTCATGTTGTCTTGATCTTCCTCTGGTAGTGCTGCCACATCTTCTTCAATGCCCAATGCTTCAAGTACAATATCGCCGCCTCGGTCTTCGCGTAATTCCAGGGGTTCAATTGATCCAATTGATTCTTCTGCGCCAGCACGATTTGGCTCCGACTCTGGTAGTGGGGTAGATGGTTCGCTTGGTAGTGATGCAACTCTAAAGGTTGAAGGCATAAAAAAAGCGACCCAAGATAGGTCGCCTGCAGTACTTTTTACCGTCTAGCTAGGTTGATAGTAGCTCAATTGCTTATACAGTCAAGCCTAGTAGCGTTCGATAGGCTGTGTGCCACTCGTTGACATGGTTTTCGATGTCATACCAACTACGGACAAACGCATAGGCGTTCTCTTTAATATCGGAGCGTAAGTTGGAAGACACAATTAGGTTGCGCAAGCACAGGTACCACTGCTCAGGATCATCGGCAATCAGGCCGCGTCGGGGCTCAATCTTGTTGTAGCAGTACACTGTTTTTGAATACACTCCGGGGATACTTGCTATCGAGTACTCTTGAAATTTAATGTTTGACTTGGCTTTGTTGAAGTCGGTCTTTTGTAAAGGTGCCACCGCTATATCAAGCCTGAGTGAATGGAGTTTTGCTGGCCATGCCTCAAACGGCACGCCATACATGCACTCGTGCTTGATGCCCTCAAATAACTTCTTTGCTCTAGGTTCACCAACTAACACTAATTCGACTTTTGGAAACTCACCGGCAATCCGGCGCAATATCGGTGCGATCATATCTAGGTCGCGCATGTGGGTAATGGATCCGGCCCATCCAATCCTAATCGAACCGCTGTCATTGACACGTTTTGGTTGCAGATCCCAGACCTCAATGTCTAGATAGTTTGGTAGTACTGCAACATTCTTTGTGTGTGGTAGTAGTTTCCGGCGTAAAAACTTGTTGGTGGTAGTCACGAGGTCAGCGATACCCATCGTTGCCTTGATTGTCTCGGCAGCATCTTTGACCTCGTGATCTTTGGCGTGTGGGTTGTCGAGATCGACCTCAATTCGGTCGTCTTGTTCGACTACAATCTTTTTTCCAAACTCTTGTTGATACGTATATAGCAAGGCGATACCTTCTTTATCAACCACGCCATGCAACACATAAATGTCAGCCCACTTCGCCACGTCTTCACTAATGCCACCATCAATAATGCGTGCATCATAGCCACCCATGCGGTTTAAGTACTTAAATGGGGTTTCCAGTCGCCAATGACGTGACGCTGACGGGTTAGGAAAAGCAGCGATTTTAATCATACTCAACCATTTCTGATACAAACTTAAATTGTGCATCGTGCGGCATTTTCATGAGTGAAAGGAAGCAATTATCTAAGGCGTTTATTGACGGCCCATCCATGTGTCCATGTAGTTTCCATACAGGTGAGTTAGAGTGAAAGAATGGCTCTTCAAGGGAGTGTGAGTAGATATAATGGGCTTTCGTCTTGAGCATGTCTGGTTGGTTGCGGTCAATAGCTCCCCACCAGCCGTTTTTATCAAGCACATCAACCACTTCTTGATTCCAAAGCCAGAATGGAGCGCAAAATCCTTTAACATAAGGCAGATTATCCCGTTGCATCGCTTCATCAATAGCTTGCAAGGTCATTTTCATGGTCCAGCGGTCGCATTTCTCAAACTCTCGGGGCATGTGAGTCAGTCCATGGGGTATCAGTTCCACCCAATCAAGCATCCCTTGCAAGGTTTCTAGCATTTCTTCTCGGTGCATACGGCCACCAGCGGTCACTTCAAGCTGATAATCAAAGGGAATGTGAAACAAGCTCACTTTTAGGTCGGGATAGTGTTCTTTTAGCTGCTTTAATAGAGTATAGTTTGTGCGCAATACCGATCCATCGTGAAAGTCGAGTGATATGGTGGTCATTGTTTTATTCCGTGTGCCATAATAACCATTAAATGCTCCATGTTGTCGAGGTAAATAAAGTTAACCCGGTCAAATCCGCTGGCTAGATATAGATCTTCAACATCTTGGTGGTCAAACTCCCATACATGTTCCGGTGACTTGATGTGATCTCGGTTTGGTGTGGTCAAAATGAAGATTCCACCAGGCTTAAGCGCATTGTATGCATCAGCAAACAGGTCGGATGGAGTGTCGATATGCTCTAGCGTTTCACCGCTAAAGACAACATCGAAGTAATTGAGTGGAAACGATGGTTTTCTACCAATGTAGTGTTGTTTGTAAGTAATGTCTAAGCGTTCTTTGCTGTTAGACTCAATCGCTGATAGAGAAATATCAACACCCCATACATCGGCGTCTTTGTAGGTTTCTTTAATGAGTTTGGTTAGTTGGCCCACACCACACCCAATATCCAACACCCTGTCCTGCGGTTTTATAAGTGAAACTGCCGTAGCAAATCGCATAGTTGGTGCGATGTGGTGAATACCATTGAGCGCAATACTGGTTCCCTGGCTTGCATAGTGTGATCGCTTAAGTTCATCGGCGTACACACTGTCCCAGTAAAGCCTTGTGTTAATGTTTGGATTATTGGTCCGCTTCATAGGCAGTCGTTTTCTCGCTTTTCCTACGCTCAAAGTATTCAGGGAAGTCTTGTTGTTGTGCTTGCGTTCCTGGCCCATGTGAGACAAAGTAGTTTTCCAGGTACCCCATCTGGTATCCTTTGCGCAAGCAGTACTGGCTAAACTCCAGATCTTGAACACCATGAAGGGTATCGTTCTCGTCCCATTTGAAGTCGTCATAGGTCGAAGCATCAGCGAAACAGGCTATGCCGCCAATGTGTCGAGTCATACCCATAAGTTCATCGGCAATCATGCCGTATGCTAAGCGCGGTGCGCCACCGGGGTTATCAATCAATCCCTCAACATAGGGTGAGAGCAGGAGCATGTGGTTGGTTTCCCACACCCTAACCATCGATTTTAACCATCCATCGGTCTTAAAAAATGCATCGTTATCAACTTTAACAATGATGTCGTATTCACCGGAGTTTTTTATCAACTTCACGATGTGATTGGATGCAATAGATATGCCCTTATTCACACCCATGCTCGACACGTGTTTTATGTCGTTATTGCTCATCAACCACTCAACCGTTCCATCACTTGAGCCGTTATCAACAACAAAATGATCATAGGGGTAGTGCGCAGTAGCCTTGAGTGTTTCAAAGCTCTTTTTGGTGTATTCTAGTCGGTCGTAGGTGATAGTGTAGATTGCCACGCGCGGCGGTGTTTTCTTTCCCAGGTAGCCAAGCCTAATCTCTAGGTCAACCGGATCCCAAGCTGGACGATTCATGCCCTTAGTATCTTCTAATCTTAGTGACTTTTGATCATCGTGGATGTGATAGTCAGTGATCACAACCGGGGTTCGCTTGAAGGTGAAGCCTGCCTTGGCAAGTCTTAACCACAAATTCCAGTCGATGTATTTCTTATAGCGTTCATCAAACCCACCCACGTACTCGATAGCTTCTCGCTTAATTAGCACATCAGAGGTATCAATGTAGTTTTCAACCATTAGGTACGTTGGATTAAACTCATAAAACTTGCCAATCATGGGTTTGTTTTTGCCCGAGTCATCCACAATCCAACGATCACCATACACGCCATCCACTCCCGATTTTTCAAGTTCACCCACCAGTGCTTGCAAGTGATCCTGCCGGTATACATTGTCCGAGTCTAAGAAAGCTAGATACTTGCCCTTGCTTGAGAGGATACCCAGGTTTTTTGGCTGTGTATCGCACCCAAAGCAGTTCTCATTGCGCACATACACCACGTTTTTGTGATTCTTGGCATACGCTTCGCCCATTTCCTGCGTGCCGTCATGTGATCCATCATCCACAATCACCAATTCAAAGTCCTGATATGACTGATTCAGCACTGACTCAATCGCTCTCTGACACTTATCCTTGCGCCCGTGATGAGTGGTAAGGATGACGCTACAATTCATTGTTTTTTTCCTTTAGTTCTTTTGGCTGCATAATGACGGTGAACATTATTTGATCACTTGTCATTTCGTGTCTGATCATTTCTTTTAGTTCATATTTATCGACAATTTCTTCGGCCACTTTATCTGCAACCTTGTATAGTTTTTTCTTTATCTCATCGGTTATCAAATTCATCGAGTATTTCACGTAGAAATTATGAATAATTGCATCGTTTGTTGGTATCATTCCAATATCCCCAAGACTTCATCAAATCTAATGAGCAAACAGGGATTGTCATCTATGCGGATATTAAGTCCTGCCCCCTTGCGGTAGAGCACTTCGTCACCCTCAACACATGGTGCTGGTTCTTCGACTCCCTGGTGCATTTTTGGATCAGACACGCGCAAGACCTTAGCAGTTGACGACTCATACTCGACGTTTTCTGGTAGGTATAAGCCTCCGGCAGTCGTGAGCTCATGTTTGTTTGGTTGAATAATAAGTAAGCCTGGTGCTGGTTTCATGCCACGCATAAGGACACCTCCGTCTCGAAGTTTGTTGATAATTTGTGCTTGGTCGTGGGCTTCTTTATCGTGTCGGGCTTTTACCCATTGTGTTTTTTCTGCGGCGACAGCCTCTCGGCGTGACTTTTCAAATGATCGGGCTTTAGGGGATCGAGCGACTTCTTTGGCACGCTCTGTTTCAAATGTTTCGGCCGCATGCCTAGCTTTTTCTGAGTCGTCCGAGTATATGTCTTTCTCGTAGGCTCCCCATGATGGCGAATACTTGATTATGGGCATAAAAAAAGACGGCCTATTACTAGGTCGCCTGCTTGTTATTTTTACAAGTGTAGCTGAATGCATTATACCACAACGCAAAAAGCCCCCGATTACTCGAGGGCTCAATGCTTGTTTGGTGCTTAATAGTTAAGCGGTAGCGCTGACGGTGTGATTCATATTCACGAAGAAATTTGAATTTAACGTAGCGGCTCCAAACGTAGTCTTCCAACCTGCGGTTGCGACTTTTTCGGTAGGATCTCCTGTACCTGCTGATCCAAATCCCTTGACGTAAGTCTTCAAGGATTGTAGTTCAGTAACACCGAAGGCATCCCGACCAAAGAAAGAGGTTACGTAGATGGAAGCGGAAGCGACCACACCTGTTCGGGGTACGGCTGCATTGGTGGATGACAAGAACCTTGTACCCATCAATTTACCGACTTCGCCGTTAAGCAATTTGTTTGCATTAGCCTCGGTGTACTTGTTGGCATCAATCCAACCACCAGTGCTTGTATCTGCTTGCAAATCGTATAACGCATCAGGATGAATGACTGCCACCCAAGAACCATCTTCCAATTGCATCGCATCGTTGCGTTGTAATTTTCTGTTGGCTCTGCGGATACCACCAATCGTAAGAGTTGCTGTTGCAGGGATTGAAGTCCAAGCTGCAGCGGCAATGCTACCCACGACCGTGTCGAACGTACCAGAGTTTTGAACCTCTTTTCGAACGACGGTATCAATGGAAAGTCCGGCATTGTATGCCAAACGCTCCATAGCGGCTTTCATCACATCCCCGAAGGAAACGTAAGCGAGAATGTCTGAGATAGACACGGCAGCGTCGTATTGAGCAGTTGTGCCCGTTACATTGACGGCTGACATAGAAACGGCGGTGGTAGGTACACCTTCACCCTGTCCAGCACTTACCAAAGGTAAGTTCTCCCAGCGAGTCCAGTAAACCACACCAGCTCCGTAACCACCCTCACCTTTTTCAACTTTTCGGTTGACCTGTCCCAGTTGTTTGTGTACGAGTTTGCTTTCGGCAATCCGTAAAAACAGTTTGTCGTAGTAGCGGTTTTTAATCGCTTGTGCGACTGTTCCTGAGGTAGATTTTGCTGATTCTAAAGCCATAGTATTTAATTCACCTCCTCACCAATTTATTTTTGGTTCCACACTCCAGACTCCTTGAGAAACGACTCCATCTCTTTTTCAGACATGGAATTAGGATCTTTCTGTTGTCCAATTCGTGCAGTTACCCTAGAGGTAATTCCTTGATCAGAGTTAAGTTGCTTTATCGCGCGAGACTCTTGTTTGATGACTACTTCTTTTTTTGCCAGTTGTGACGCCATTCGCATGGCGCGTCTACCAGCTTCTAAAAGTGTGATACCAGGGTTTGCCCGGTATATTTCGTAACCAAGATCATCGAGAGCCGGATCATAGTCGGGGTTCGTTGGTTCCCCACTGATCGGATCGATTTTCGGATCAAACTGAGGCATTTCGCTTTTAAGTTCGAGTGCCTCAACCTTGAGCTCTGCGGTTGATTTCTCAACGGGCTTTTGTTTACCACCCTTGGCAGACTGTGTTTGTTCTAGTAATTGCTTGCCGCGCTCAAGCGTGGCTTGTTGCTCTTGTAGTTTTCGTTCAGTCTCTTTCCATTTAGCGTAAACATCCTTAAATCTGTTCTCTGGAATATACCGTTTTCCTGATTCGTCCTCAGCGAGTTCATTTTCGGAATCTGAGTGATTTGCTTGGGGAGCCTCATTCTCATATTCTGCCGACTTCTCTGCCGTTGCTGATTCCTCTTCAAGCGTTTGATCTTCTGGGGCTGAATCCAGAGTAGAAGTTTCTCCCTCTTCTACATAGCCTTCGGTATCAGTCACTTCGTGACCGTCTAAGGCGGCAGCTAATTGGTCCATCATGTCGTCTGACATAGTGGGCCTCCTTTCGCATGGTTTTAATGGATCCAAGAACCACCCAATTTGTAAATGTGCAGACCTTTACGGGCCTGTCGAGCAAACCAAGACCAGGTTAGTTTGCTCGAGCGACTCGCAAATCTACCATCTTTCCATCAAGTACTCGCATGTAGCCAGGTAGCCTCGTGCCCCATGGACACTTGGTACAGGTCACGGTTCCGTCCATATGACTCACATAATCGTGAATCTTGGGTTCACATAGACTCACTGGTTGTGCCTTAAAGTCAGTCCAAGTGACTTCCTCTGCCTCCTGATTATTGTTGTTGTGCATTGAGCGCATCCACATCTGATTGGATATGAGCGAATAACTTGCGCAAGCCAATCAACTCTTGCCGTTGGTTTTCAAACGTGCCAATTACCTTCTCATCGCTTAGCAATAAGTCGCTTGTGAAGCGTTGCAAACGTGTCTGGTAGTACGCTTTCATCAATTCAAAACCTTTGGAGTGCATAAGCTCAAGAAACGCTTGGCCGCGCTCTAATTGGTTCTGTTTTGCTTCCTCTTGGTCGCTAGACAGTTGGTGGTTCTTCTGTTGGTTGGTCATAAATGCTTGGGAATGGGTTTTCTACCTGCATCCCGGCTAATTGATCGAGTGCTGCTTGGTCAAGTGGTTGGTTCATGTCAATCCCACCCATGGGATCCATGGGCATGTTCGGGTCTTGCTGCATCGGTTGTTGTGGAATGTCGGTCAAAATATCTTTGCTCTCTAGTCCAAGGTTCAATTTGTCAAAGATTTTCTCGGTCAGACCTGAGTAGTTGATCATCTTCTGTTGTGAAGCTAGCCCTTGGGCCCAATTAGGATCTTTAATGCGCTCGATCGCGGTAAAGAAGTTCTCTTGTAGCGCAATCGGGTCAGACAATTGCTCACTTGATACCGTGGCAATAAAGTCATAATCGCCCACAATTGAGGGCTGTATGTCGTCAGGGTAGAGGTTTAGAAATGCAAACTGTTCATCGCCGCCAATCTCCAACTTGCTTGGCCGCTCATCGCCAGGAATTAGTGGCTCACCATCCAAGCTGATCTTTGAGAGTGAGGTGTTGTCGCGTAAGTATTGCACCGTGTCTTTGCCAATAATGCGCATCTTTTGGTTTTCTGTTGTGAATTGGACGCGTAAGTCTTTCCACTGATTTGCAATGTCTTGCACCACCATGTGATTGAAGAGTTGAATCTTGAGCTTGAATTGAGCATTGGCCTCTTGCTGTACCAAGCGTGTACCAGTCGCCGTCTTATTGCCCACGGTTTCGTTGCCCACACCCACGGTGTAATCAGTCACACCAGAGCCATTTTGTAGTGCACTAGTTAAGTAGTTCATGGTTTGGACAAAGGTTGATCCAGTCACATCAGGCACGACCACTGGCTCAACACTGTTCATGTCTTCCAGGGTAATGATGTTACCCGGTGCTGAAATAAGCGTGTGCATGTCCACACCACTATTCTTTTTAACCTTCCACATCTGGTTCAAGGTCATTTGCACGTTGTCTAAGCGTTGGTTGAGGACCGCATTGATAGCGCGTTGGATCCGGTCAATAGGTTCAATCTCACCCATGCCAAACAGTTCGCCAGGGTAGGGGTAGTCAGTGCCATAGGTGATGGGCAGATCGCCGTGGAAATAGGGATTGTCAACTTCTCTGATCACCAGGTTGAAGTCAGGCACCACATCACACCAGCCATCACGGGTGAAGCGTCTTAATACCACAAACTCTGGATTGCTCTCGTCTTTGCCGTGTAATTCCTCAGTCGATAACATAATGCGGCGGTGTTCGCGGTACTGCATGTATGAGTCGCTGGAGTCATTGGCCTTATTCTCTTGGTTTTTCTTCTTGTACGCGTCCTCTAGTTTATCGAGGTTCTTCCAGTACTCGGCACCACGTGCATCATTCTCTGCTTTTAACTCGTCTAGTGTTTTGAACATGCGATACACAAACCAACGCATCGATGCTTTGTTGGTTGCATTAGGATCAGGGAAGCAGTCGTAGATGTTTAAGACTTCAAAGTTCGGCCCGTCATACTCAGTCACTTTGATGACTTCTTTGTTTGCCGGAGTCCACACCATGCGCCCACCAACTTTTTTAGGGATCATGCGTGTTCTATCCTTCTCGCGGAAATCCCAATAGTTTCGACCAAAGGCAGTTCCGAAAATAAGCATCGCCTTGACGAAGCGCACCATCTTTTCAAACATGTCGGCACGTCTCCAGTCATACTTAATCAAGGCATTGAATATCTCGGTTGTAACCACATCGCCTGATTCATTCGGGTAGAAGCTGCCCGTTGGCTCACTCGCTACCATGCGTGGGGTTATGGTTTCAATGATGCGAAAGACTCTCGGATCAAACACGCGTGCGCCGTGAGGATATGAGTCTTTGTCAATAAATGATCGATACAACTCTTCCTGTTGGTTCATGCGCTCATGCACGCTGTCTAAATACTTTTTAGCAAACAGAAATTGCTCATTGATCTCTGAGTACAGTTCTTCTTCGTTTTTCTTGCCCTTGTAGGAAGCCATGTGTGTTACTCCATAAAAAAAGACACCCCGGTTGAGGTGTCTGCCAACGATTTGTCGGAATGACTAGGTTCGTTGTACCGAAATTAAAGTTATAGTCAAGCTGATTTGTCTTTTAGCCAGGTGGCACCTTTTTTGAAGGTCATCTTAATGACGTTGTTTGCGCGAAACTCCATTTGTACTTCCATCGAACCATAGCCAGTACCACCCATGGCATCGTGTAGCTGCTTTTCAATCTCAAGCAAGTGAGGTTTCTGGCTTTTCAGCGCATTATCAAGTAGTCCTTGCACAACTTCGGGGCTCAAGTTTTGCATGTTAGACACCAATCACCGAATCACGTGGCGTGAAGCTCGGCCTTTCTTCCTCGCGCTGGATATAGCGCATGGGTACTAATTGATAAAGCTGCCAAGCGATTGCAAGTGACATAACCAGATCATCATGGGTATTCTGTTCTGCTTGTGGCTTGCCAGTTTTAGAGATAATAAACGTGAATAACTCATTGACTGTGGCTTTGTCGTAGAGCTTCAAGAGTTGTCCGTCTATGACTTCTTTCAAGTCTTGTAGCATCTTTGGTCTAGTTGCGCTGTTTGTGTCATAACCTATTTTGTCTGGTTCAGAGTTCTGTATATTCCCAGACTTAGGCATATTAAACAGTTGATACTTTCCTGACCTGTTTAACCTTCCCAATCTTTCCAATTCAAACAACCCACCATTTTGTCTTTCGTACGCAACAATTGGCTGCAAACCTGTTTCATCGTATATCTTCTCAAGTTCCAAGTGGATTTGTGGAGTAAGTGACGTAATTGATTGCTTGGAATGAATAACTAATGGAATATCCAGATTTGTTTTAGACAAAAATTGTGCTGCACTGCAATCATTTCCCCCCGCGCTTGTGTCAACACCAACAACAATATATTCTCCGTGTTGATATTTTCGATATCTTCTAAACATTTCCCCACCTTCTGTTAGAGTGTAATCGTCCATGTTCAGACTTACTCATAACTTCTAAGTTGTTTATTGTGTTGTTGTGTTTATTTCCATCTATGTGATGGACTTGTTCCCATTTCTCTAATTTCCTACCCAGGTGCTTCTCCATCACTTCTCTGTGTATGTATATTTTTTTATATTTCCTCGGTGTGCCAACATATATTTTCGTATACAAATATTCTTCTCCGAAAGTTATTTGTCCACCTTTCCAGCAATGATGATTTTTGCCGTAAACCATCTTTGATCTATGTTGAGCGGCGCATTTTCTTGAACAGAATCTTTTTGCTTTCGCTCTAGAAACTCCTTTTTGACCACCCCTTGCATCCCACTCATTGCCGCAGTATTCACATTTTTTGATTATTGGGTAATACATTGAATGTCCTTAGTCTTCTCGTAATAGTTTTGTAGTGCTAGTTTGTCGAAGTACATCGTGCCTGACGCTATAAACGCGTCAATGGGTGTTTCGGGGTATTCCTGAGTAAATAATCTACCCAACTCCATGCGCTTTTGATCAAGAAACTCTTGTGAGTAAAAACTTGATGCGCTGAAAAACAATGGGCTAAAACTCGTTAAACCCAATTCTGACTCATCCCAAAACTCCTTAAACTCATTGAAACCATTGGCAGTCGTCTCAATCACCACGCGACCATCTGGTCTAACTGCTTGTAGTGCAGATGCTAGTAGTTTTCTAAAGTTTTTATAAAATGCTGCCTCTGACATATGTAGATTTTTAATTGTCTTGGATCTACCAAACTCCGCGTTCTCTGCCGTACCGATCTGATATTTACTATTAAGCACTTGGTTGACCATTTCATATTTGCTGTTGTATTTAAGTGGAATCTTCATGCCCGTTCTGTGTTCGTAGGATTGGAGGTAGAACTTCACTTTGTCTAGTAACCCAATGGCATTGTCTGATACGTCTGCGATTACCACTGAATATGAGTTTTGATCGAGAATAAAATCACCTGTATATACACCGCCTATAAAGCTGCTAAACCCCTCCTGTCGTGCTTTGAGTAGAATATCCTTACCAGTAGCCAACTCTGCAAATTTGCGTTGTGGCTCATTGGGTATAAAGTTGACGATCTGGCCTTGCTTATCAATAATGTCTAGGCGTTGTTCGATAAACTTTTCGTATTTTTTATATACTCCGTTCAGATGCCAAACTCCTCTTTTTCATTTTGAATAAACGTGTTTACTTGCACGGCCACATTTGTTTGTTGTCGATGGTTAAACTCGGGGTGTTTGTTTTTGAGCCAAAAGATTACTGCGCCCAAGTCACCCGATCCAGCTTTGTCTATGAGGATTTGTTTCATTTCGTCATTCACTTCGCTTTCAGCATCTGCAATTGCAAGCGCGAATTGCTCATCTTTGTCAAGCCACTTGTAATAGGTGGCTCTGCTTATGTTGAGTGCCCGGCATATATCGGAAATAAATCCCTTGGTTTGTCGGTATAGTTCAATGAATTGCTCTTTTTTAGGATGTCTACTCTGTATACTATTATTACTCATGTTCTTCATACCTCACTTGAACACTAATTGTACTTGTCTTTTGTATACTGTCGAGCCACTTCATCTTCTCCCACTCTTGAGCCGGTACTCGCAAGATCACGGTGTAGTCCTTCTCCCATCCGTCAGGAATGACAGCGATTGGTGTAGCGGTAAAGGTTGCTTTAGTGGTCACTTGGAATACCTCATAAATGTTTCCATTAAAATGGGATCTGGTTTAATAGTTATGATGTACCACGGTAGTCCATCAACTGATCCTATTTCGGTTATGGAATCTCTATCAAATGGTTTTTTCCACTTATCAAACTGCTTTTGAGTCATTGGTTGTCCATCAAATCCAACCGCTGCTATATATTGTCCTCTCATTTCACTTCTCCTTGATAAAAAATACTCTCCATCTCTTTGTTTCCAGCACTCACTTGATGCTCCATAAACGACAACATCATCAGATTACACGCTGCCTGGGCTAGGTGATCTTCACCTCGCTCATTGTTGATATAGGCATAGACATGACGCAAGAGTGAGCCAATAATCCTGTACTTTGGGAATCCCTTTTGCCAGTTATTCGGTCCGTACTTCTTAGCTCCAGACCTCAAGATCTCTGCCACATCACGCAAGAACCCTTGATAGATGAGGTCATAACGTAGTTTGTCGCCCTGCTCATCTCTGACAGCTCCTGTGGAGAACTGTTGCGTTGTCATTTGTTCTCCTTGTTTAGTGTCATTTGTTTGAGTAAATCAATCCAAGCACCTTCTTCTTTGTGTAATTTTTTTGCCATATCACGCCTGCCAACTTGATATATGTATTCACATAAGTTGCACAAATTAGAGAATAACAGTGAATTTTCTATAGTGTCCGTTTTGCCTATGTTTTCGTTAAACCAGTTTTCCAATTCAGTTTTCCAATTCATTCCGTTCTCCAAACTATTGTTATATCAGGCACTCGATCAATGATTGTTTTCCTTCATCCAATTTTCTCTATCAGATGCTTTTTTCAGCTCATTCATAAAGTCAAGGCTATCATTTAGATAAACTTTGAAATCTCTATACATCGCCCCTGCTAGACCAATCCAGCAGACAGAGCAAAGCCATAACTTACCCATCTTGCCGAAATCAACAAAAATCATTCCTACAGAATCACATCTTACGCAATGCTTATAAGTTTTTCTTTTATTTATTTTCATTTGTCCCTCCAGGTAATAATTACGTTCGGCACACGATCAATTAAACGGTTCATGGTAGTGATAAAGACTATCAAGGCCATAATGGGTAGTCCAAGGATGAGTAGGAGTAGGGTTTGTAAGGTGATAAGGAGTTTCATTTCTTCTCCAGTTTAGTTAGTAGATCGTCTAAAAAAACATTGAATGCCTCTGTTCTATCGAGTCCGATTGATTGAGTGTAAACCCACTCCCTCAACTCCTCCCGTTGCTTGTCGAGTAGTTCTTGGATGAAGGATTTGATGTCTTGATGAAGATATTGGTGATAATCGTCAAGGTCTAGGTTGGATGTGATTTGTCCAATTATCCCAAACTCTTTGTCAAACTGCTTAATCCAGTCATTCATTGCTTGCCTCCTCTAGTGATCTTTTGAAAATAAGGACTGTTTGTAATCCCGTGGCTGTTGCAAGGTTTGAATAACTAACCAGCTCCCAGCCCTCTAAGCCAAGCGGTTCTAAGATTTCTGGCAGGTTTATAACCTTATTTGCTTTAACAAATGTATAGTATTCCCACTTATTCATTGCTTGCCTCCTTCAACTCCTCAATCTCTCTCCTCACTTGTGCTTTGATGGTTTCTAGTTCTTGGGCCACTTCTTTCTTGATTGCCACTTTCAAATTAAAGACGGAAAAACTACCCGATGTGTATAACTCCTTGAAATATGGTTCAAGTCGCTCTATAACATCATCTAGTCGTTCTTCTGGTAGCTTTGGTGTGTTAGTCATTCTCCCTCCCTTATAGCTTTGGCAATGTCGGTGCAACCCGATATATAACCATATACTTTAGCTGCTTGAATGCGTCTGCTTTGGTCATTTATTCCTCCTTTATCGCACCCATATTTATAATTCTTTAGCCTTATCCCTCAGTTCTTGGGCTTGCTTGATAAGCTCATCAGCCTTGGATAGCAGCTCTTGTTTCTTTGAGTTATCCGCCACATCAATGCCCGTGATCTCTTTGAATATGGCAGCACCAAAGTTTGGTAGGTTCAACACCTTTTTCCTGTTCTCCTCATCGGTATCCTTCCAGAAATTGGCCCAAGCATCTTCCCATGAATATGTTTTGAGGTAGCCTTTTCGCACATAAAACTCTGGGTCGGCTTTTTTCTCCTCATCGGTCATGTCTGATTCTTTAATCCACTTATTCAAATAAAACTCATCGAAATGTGGGTGGTCGATTTCATCCCACTTTAGATTGGTTTCTTTATTGAACACTCTGATCGTTGGCTCTGTGGAACAGAATATGCCAGCACTTCTATTTGTCGAGTTCC